ATCGTTGGTAGTCGCTGTGTAGTCACCTGTCTGCGTTACTACATCAAACTGCACTAGCGAATTCATCGTGGATGAGGTCAGCACATCCCCGGTGACTGTCGGAAATCCTGAAATGGCCATATCTGTCTCCTTAGTATGAAAGCGTGTTAGTGCCTAATACGCCGTACTGCGTAGAATTTAGAATAAACGCATCTATAATAGGCTCTAGCGTTGTAAATTTTACCTGCCATTTATTCGGTCTTATGGTCATAGCCACGCCAAATATCTGCAAGGTTTTTACCAGGCTAGATGATCCAGGCTGGCTAGTGGTTACGGTTATAGGGTCAAAAAAATCTAGGTCAAGCGCAGCTACTATGCCTGAGTCGTAGTTTTCTGTGTAAAGGTCAAGGGTTAGCGCATCGCAGCGCACGGTGGTCTCGGCACGGCTAGCCACGTAAGCGCGGGCATAATCTAGCGCCACGGCATCGGTCTCCATCAGCAAATTGGTCTGTGTGTAGCTGTGTAAAAAATACTTGGCAATGCTGGCAGCATTACTATTTTGCTGAGTAGTACCGCCTGATCTTGTGATATTTGCCTGGTTATATACGAGCACGTCATTTAGCACCCATTGGGCATCAAAGTATTTAATATCGCCGCCTGTATCGGTAAAGACTGTAGGCGTAGCGCCTATGCTGCTAGATGTTAGCGCTCGATCCTGAAATACAAATGAGCCACTAGCATCGACATAAAAAGAACCGTACTCGCTGGTTGCTACGGTCTGGCAAGCAGCCAGGGTAGTGCGCTGTGTGCCAGGATCGGCCTGCATTGTGGTCAGCCCGGCATCCACGTCACGCATCGATGCTGGCCATGCCACCTGGTCTAGCAGCTTATTAATACGAGTGCCGCTTAACTGCCCTGCCGTTGCATCTACAACGGTAGTTATCTGAGCATTTTGCAAAAGTCTAAACGCATCTACAGCTGTGATAGTTGTATAAACCACATCCACGCCAGCCTCTTGTGGTGTCAGGGTGTCGTAACCTGTGATAAATCCGCTGAATATCGGGTATGTAATACCCAAATGAGTTGCCGATATTTCAAGTTTACGCATTGGGTCTAAAAGTCCATAGTAGGGTGAGGCTGTGTTCATCGGGTTGAAGTCCCCCGTTTGATCCACAATTCTCAGCGTGCAGGTACCTGTCTGGAATTGGTCAGCCTCGGCGTTGCGGCCGCGGCGTGTAGTAATGCCATCAACCTGGCTAGATACATCAACGATTAGGGCTGCGTTATCTGCCAAGATGTTAGTGCCGATAATGCCTTGACCTATAATCATGGCTTGGGCAAAACTCGGCCCTGTACCAAAATTGATAAACGCATTTACCGTAGGTACTGGCATTACAGCGCCCCTGCAAATGACAGGTTATCGCCCATGCGGTTTAACTTTTGGATCACGCGCTGCATAGTTTCGGTTAGCGCATCCTCCGTGCCAAGCGGTGTGCTAATTGTAAAGTTATTTACCGTAGGTGGTGAGTAGGTAAAGGATGGACTACTAGGGCTGTAGTCGTAAATGCCTTGCGGGTTGCCTTCCTCTGGCATATTGCTAACCATCGGCGGTGTATATACAAAAGATGGCGCGCTTGGTGTGTAGTTGTAATTGCCTGCAGGGTTGCCGATCGATGCTAAGCCTTTAGCTGCCCGGTCTGCTTCTTGTGCCAAGTAGCGCAAGGTATCGGCGGCTGCCAATTCTGCCTTCATCTTGACCAGGTTGGCCTCATCAAGCTGCGCCATGCGCTTAGCAGCTGCATTGGCATCCTCATCCATAATGGTAAGTAGGCTGCGTATGCGTGCTTTCTCTGCCTCATCGGTGGAGTTAGCCAGGGCTGTCTCTAGGTTGATGCGATCCACGTCAAACTTCTTTTTTAACTGGTCTAACTCTGCCTGCTTTTTCTTGGCTGCTAACTCGGCTGCAGATAATTTCTGTTTTTCTTTTTCTGTAGTGTTTTGCTTCTTAATCGTATTTACTAGCTTGGCACGCTCGGCCTGCTCCATTGTGAAGTACATCGATGTAGGTGAGTAAGCCACGCCCTTGCCTGTGCTATCTCCACGCATTTGGCTGCCTAGTTGTGACAATTTACTAATGTTGGCAAATACGCTAAGGCCAAATAACTTGCTTAAATTGGTTTCATTAAAGGTTTTGATTAGTTCAGCAAATAGGTAAAGAGTATCTGCCGTGGCCTTGCCAAAATTTTCCATGTTATCGGTAGCAGTCTGGATGCCATCTGATCCACCTAATAGCGCGATGCTATCTAGCAGGCCTTTTCCGATCTCCTCTTTAGCTCCTTCTGCAGCAACGGTCAGGGCGTTCATTTGCCCTGTGTAAGTCTTGGTTGCAGCTAACGCCTGGCCTGAAAACTTTTGCTGAAGTTCGGCCATGATTTTATCCATGTCACCGCTTGCCAACGTGGTTTTAGACAAACCTGCGCCCAAGCGGCTCAAGGCTGTGGTCTGGCCTGCAAAACCTTTTGCCAGCGCCATCGATACCGAACCTAAATCTTTACCTGTTCCAGCTGAAATTGAAAGTGCAAGCTCTAAGGCTTTTTGGCTTTGGGTAATTGATGAAGTGGCCTGCAGCAAGGTCTGAAATGCCGGGCGAAGCTCGTCATCAAGCACCTTGTAAGTATCCTGGAGCCTAGATATAAAGCCTTCTGTGGCTATTGTAGCGAAGCCGTTGCCTGTATTTTTAAGCGCTATCTCTAGGGATTTGGCTGCCTTCTCATCGGCTGCAAATGCCTTAACGGATGCCTTGCCAAATGCGTAGATTTTCTGCGCTGCAAATAAGGTAATAAAAGATTTTGCTAGCTTGTTGGTAGTTTTCTGGAATTGTGTTAGCTGCTTCTCGCCTTTTACTAAGGCTGATCCGTTCCATTTGGCAATAGCCGCGACTACGATATTTGCCATTATGCAGCCGCCTTATATTTACCCATAGCGTTACCCGCGTTAAATTGTGCTACGGCTGTATTAATAGCCAGGTTTACAGCTCTTGCAGCTCTGCCGTTGTCCTCATCCCATGCTCGATAGATTAAACGGCCGCGCTGGTCTGTGTTGCCAAATCTAGGGTCAGCTGTGCCACGTGTGCCATATATCGGCCCTAACGGCTCTAAGAATTGTGCGCGGGCATTTGGGTTAAGGCTGCGCGATGGCTTGCGAGATCCTGATAGGCGGCCAGATGTCTCATAAATAGCACCGCCTGCAGATGTGTTAGCGATGTAATGCGTGACCTGAAATCTGCGCCTAAATTTAGCGCCTGCTACTTCGCCAGAATTGTTAGCACCCTGGCGATAGATAATGCCTTTTACAACTTCGGACTGATCGTATTTTGGAAATGCCCGGTATTTTCTAGACTGTGGCCCGAAAGCATCTGCCTTAGTCCAGCCGCTCAGCATTTCGCTATTGGCAGGTGCGTAGGCCTGAGCCTTTTCAAGTATAGGCATCATGGCATTTTTTATTTGTTTATTCATTTGATTAGCCAGGTTGCGGTCTAAATTGCGCATGTCTTTAAGAGTGGCCTGCACGCCTGTGACGTTTACTGGCATTGGCTCGCTCCTTCGCTCGATCTCCTAATACTTGCAGTACTGCCTTAAACATGACCTCATCCATCGCCAGGACTTGATCGGGGCTAATTTTTAACTCGATAGCCAGACTAGCTACCAAATAAGTAAATGAACCCCGATCTATCCTTTTGGGCTTTCATCCTCGATCACTTCGACCGAGATTAAATCTTTAAGGAAATCGTCACCAAAAGGTGGGATCACCTCGGTACGCATTAGTGCATTGTGAGCCAGCCAGTACAGGTCGCTATTCTTTTCGTGCTCGCGTAGCTGCTTGTATAGGCCTTGCCCTGCGTATTTTTCAAAGGCCACCTCAACCACCGGGGTAATGCTTACGATGCTTTCCCCTGTAGCCCTTACGATCTTTAGTCGTGCCATTGTTTGCCCCTTAGTTTGTTAGAACGGTGTTGATGCTGAATAAGCTACTGCAGATGTGCAGGTAAAAGTCATAGATGAGCGTGCAAAATCCTCTGGCCCACCTGTACCTACTGGAGTCAAGTTATTGACCAAAATAGATACTGTGTAGGTTGGATTTGTAGCGCTAACAGCTGTTCCCTTTACAGGTATAACTATTGCAGTAACGCTTGTGCCGTATGCGGCTTGCAAGGTTGCCTGAACTTGTGCGGCTGCCCAGTCGTTCAAGAAGTCCACCTGCAACGTTGATGCTTCTAAACCTTTAGCGAATTGATGCGCAGTCGCGCCCATCGCTGTGGTCTCAACTTCGTCAAATGTCTGCGTAAGCGTAATGCTAGTTACGTATGCGCTAAGGTCTACGGTGGCAATTTTCAGGCCAACGTTATTATCTAGATAAATTGCCACGTCTTATTCCTCATCCTTCTTAGTAGTTTTGCCTGGAATTGGCAGACCAAGTTTTTTTAATACTTCGATGTCTGCCTCGGTTATCTGTTGATCTGCCATGTTTAGCTCCAAGTGGTTAGTACGGTTATTGATAGGTCTGCCATAAGCAGGCTCCCACTTTCAGCGTTTAGTACTGTAGGCGCTGAAATTTGGGTAACGCTAAATACGATCGCGCTATTTGCTAGCTTGTTAAATACGGCGATCATTGTGTCCTCGATGCCAGCCAAATTGCCCTGATTATCAAATGCTGGCACCGTCATAGTTATTTTAAAATTTGCTTGTGGCCTAATAGCAGCCTGGTTAAAGTGGCCGTTAGCAGGCACGATATAAGGATCGCCGGGCGATACGATCACGCTGTTAGCCATGATGGTCGCAGGTGGATAACTAAAGGTTTGCCACACGCCAGCATTTGCCAGGGCGGTTGCAATAGTTGTCCGTAGGGTTGTGATAGCAGCTGGCATCTGTCAGCCGATCATCGATGCGGGCGATAAATAAGGCGCTAATAATCCGCGAATTTTGCCGATAAGCGTATTGCCCATCCGATAAGGGCTTGGCCCCATATCGACTGATACGCCGCCTGTCTGACTGACTTGGCGGGCTTGCCAGATGTCTACTGCCAAAATCATCGCAGCCTCGCGCACGCTGGCTGTAGTGGCGTATGAGGCCGTCTTGGTGTCCTCGCCTGTGGCTGTGCCGTATGGGAGCACGCGCCTAAAGTTTTGGTTAGCCGCTGTCTTGGCGTACTGGATGAAGCTGTAGCCTGCAGGGTTTTGAAAATACTGCAGCTGTAAATTAAAGGCTGGCAATATGTTGCCTGTGCCTGTGCTAAATGGGATCGTGCCTGTGACTGTATAGGTGCCGTTAAATGTTGAACCAGCCCCGGCGATCGTTACAGACTCGGAAGTAGTAAAGATGCCAGGGTTGGCCAGCATTACGGTAGCCACGTTACTTACTAACGCAGTTCCCACTACCGCAGCGCTATCGAACCATAAAAAACTATTGATTTGATCTTGCGCGGCTTGGCAGCATGTTTCTACATCGCTGTCTGAGTACAAGGTGCCGATGCCTAAATTTGCACGTAACTCAGCGACCGTTACATACGTTGCAGGCATTTTGTACTCCTTTGTAAAAAGGTCGGTGGGTGCAAGGGCTTAGCACCCACCGACTGCTAGGGATTTAGTTCAGGTTGAACTTAACGATACCGTTAGGCATCTTGGCGATAGTTGCCATGTAACCATAAATGGCCACCTGGAC